CTTGAGAAAAGATGTCATTATCATTCTACCACCAATGTAAAAGGTGATAGCCATGAGAGTGCATACATGGAAGGACAACGCAGTGTCATTCTATTTATTAAATCAATGCTGCAAACAAAGGATAAATAAAAATGTCAAATGAACAGATAACACAGGAAACTGTGCCTGTAGATCAAGCGACTACAGAGACAGTAGAACAAACACCAGCAACAGCTCCTGCTGAACAATCATCATCTTGGAAAAATTCTATTAGTGAAGAGTTTAGAAAAGATCCTAGTATAGAAAAATTTACAGAGATAGATGCGTTAGCAAAAAGCTACATCAACGCAACTAGAATGATTGGTCAAGATAAAATTGTAATACCTACAAAAAATTCCACACAAGAAGCATGGGATGAAGCATACGAAAAATTAGGTAGACCAGAATCACCAGATAAATATAATTTAAAAATTGAATCTGATGTGATAAACATGGATGAAAATGCAATTAAATCTTTTGCCGAACAATCTCACAAACTTGGTTTAAACAGCAAACAAGCAGAAGGTATTTTAGACTTTTATAAAAATAATATGGAAGGCTCTGCACAACAATCAAAAATAGATACTGAAACTGCACAAGCTCAATCTGAACAAGAGTTAAGATCAGAATGGGGTAGAGATTTTGATGCTAAAGTACAACAAGCTGGTGCAATAGCAAAAGCAAATATTAATCCAGAAGTATTAGATATGACTTTATCAAGTGGTATAAGACTTGGTGATCATCCAGAAATTATTAAAGGCTTCTCAAAGATAGCAAATATGATGTCAGAAGATAAAATAGTTTCAACTGAAAGCGAAAATGTAAATTCAGTTGCAGATATTGAATCAGAAATATCAGCTATTACTAATAATACTGATGGACCTTACTGGAATAAACAACATCCAGATCACGATAAAGTAGTACAACAAGTTTATACATTAAGAGAAATGGCTCAACCTAAAGAAGATTAATAATTTTAATCCCTTGTAATATTATAAAATTTATTATAAGGGATTAGATATAAGATAACTCGCAAGAACCTTACTGACAAGAGGGAATAGACTTCTACTCTAAAAGAGTTTAAATCCAAGAATTGCCTACTCATCTGGGTGGATAACCTTTCTGATTTTTTTATAACTAATAATAATGGAGAGACAATTATGTCAACAAATATAACTACAGCTTTTGTACAGCAGTATTCTGCTAACGTACAAATGCTATCTCAACAAATGGGATCATTATTAAGAGACAAAGTTAGACAAGAAAGTGTTGTAGGGAAAAATGCTTTTTTTGATCAAGTGGGTTCGGTAACTGCTCAGCTTAAAACGAGCAGACACTCAGACACTCCGCAAATAGACACTCCTCACTCAAGAAGAAGAGTATCTCTTGCAGATTATGAGTTCGCTGATCTAATTGATCAACAAGACAAAGTACGTCTTTTAATAGATCCAACTTCATCTTACGCACAAGCCGCTGCTTACGCAATGGGGAGAGCAATGGATGATGTGATTATTGCTGCTGCTACTGGTACTGCCTACACAGGCGAAACTGGTACTGGCACTGAATCTGCACAAACAGCTATCGCTGCTAGTGTTGGCTCAACTACAGGATTAAACATTCCTAAATTAGCGAAAGCTAAAGAAACGTTTGATCTATCTGATGTTGATCCTTCAATCTCTAGACACATTATCGTGTCTCCGGAGCAGATTAATAATCTTTTAAATGTAACCGAAGTTACGAGTTCGGATTTCAACACTGTAAAAGCATTAGTACAGGGTGAAATTGATACGTTCTTAGGCTTCAAATTTACAGTTTCCAATAGACTTGCAAAATCTGGTAATGACAGAACTTGCATAGCTTTCGCACAAGACGGAATCACTCTAGGTGTTGGTAAAGATGTAAGTGCAAGAATAGACGAAAGAGCAGACAAATCGTATGCTACTCAAGTTTACTACTGCATGAGCATTGGTGCTACTAGAATGGAACAAGCGAAAGTTATTGGTATAACTTGTACAGAAGCATAATAGGAGAAATATATGACAACTAAAAATACAGACCTAGTAGCTAACTTTGAAGCTACTCCTCAAGTTGCAAATAGTGCTGCTGAATTAGCGGGTGTTCTTCGAACAGCTCATGGATCAGTAGAACTTGCGGCTGGAGATAGTACTGACAACGATATTGTTATGTTAGCACCTATTCCAAGTAATGCGGCTGTTCCAACTTTATTTGTTGGTTCAGACACATTTGGTGGTTCGTGTACATTCAATGTTGGTGTTTATGAAACTGATGGTACAGTTAAAGACGAAGATGTTTTTGCTACTTCAGTAGCTGATGCTGCTGCAATGGCTGATGTTCGTTATGAAGCTGCTGACCTTAACACTGGTTCTCAAAAGTTATGGGAATTAGCTGGAGACAGTACAGATCCCGGTGGATATTACTATGTTGCGATTACTTTTAACGCAACTGGTGGTACAGCTGGAACATTAAACTGGAATATTAGCTACGTTGTAGACTAATAGATAAAATTTTAGGCGGGGAAAGCGAGAGTGGAACCCGCCTAGAGTGCATGAAGAAAATACAAGATTTAAAACCTGTATTACATTTTAAAAAAGATAATTATGTATATAGGTATGTGCTAGTAGATAGGTTTCAAAACGATTCTAAAAATCATTATGGCTTTGATACTAAAGAAGAAAGAACAACAGAAGAAATATTTGCGTTAGAAAAAGATAGACAAATAAGACGTAAGTATATTATAAGGAAGTAGTATGGCATCAACAGTAGATATTTGTAATGGAGCATTAAACCAATTAGGTGCAACAACAATACTTTCACTAACAGAAGATTCAAAAAATGCTAGACTTTGCAATTCAAGATATACTCAAGTAAGAGATGCAGTATTTAGATCACATCCTTGGAACTGCTTACAGGTAAGAGTAGAATTAGCATCATCAACTACAACTCCTGTGTGGGGTTATAATTTTAAATTTGATTTACCCGGAGATTGTTTAAGACTTTTAAAAATATTAGATTTTGATTCAAACTACCAAGTAGAAGGTAGAGCAATATTATCTAATAATGAAACTATGAAAATCTTATATATTTCAAGAATAGAAGATCCTAATCAATATGACGAACTATTAAGAGAAACATTATCTGCTGCATTAGGTGCGGACATTGCTTATGCAATTACATCTAACAATACTACATCACAAAATATGTTAGTTACTTACCAAGAAAAATTAAAAGATGCTAGATTTGTAGATTCAACAGAAGGTCAAAACGTAAGTCAAGAAAATGGTATGGCAGATACTATTGATGCCGGTACATTCATAAACTCAAGGTTTTAATAAATGGCTAGAGTAGCTGCACAACTTTCAAACTTTACAGCGGGTGAATTATCTCCCAGATTAGATGGTAGAAATGATTTAGCAAAATATTCCGCTGGATGTGCAACTGTAGAAAATATGGTTATCTATCCTCATGGTGCGGCAGCTCGTAGACCGGGTACACAATATGTTGCTGAAGTAAAAACAAGTTCTGCTAAAACAAGATTAATTCCTTTTGAATTTTCAACTACACAAACTTATATTTTAGAATTAGGTAATCAGTACATAAGATTTTATAGAGATAATGGTCAAATATTATCTAGTGGTTCTCCTTATGAAATATCTTCACCTTATTTAACTGCAGAACTTTTTGATATTAAATTTGCACAAAGTGCTGACGTTATGTACGTTACACATCCTAGTCATAAAACTAGAAAGCTATCTCGTACAGGACATACCTCTTGGACATTAACAGAAGTAGATTTTACTAATGGACCATTTTTAGATGCTAATGTTACCACAACAACTTTAACACCTTCTGCTGCAGGAACAGGATCAAGAACTATTACCGCATCTGCAGTTACAGGAATTAATAGTGGCTCTGGATTTTTAGCAACTGATGTTGGTAGACAAATACATTTTAATGATGGCTATGGAACTATTACAGCCAGAACAAATACAACAGTTGTAACAGCAAATATAACTACAGCTTTTGCAAATGCTAACCCAATTACTAATTGGTATCTTGGAGCATTTTCAGATACCACAGGTCATGCTTCTTGCGTATCATTCTTTGAACAACGTCTAGTATTTGCCGCAACTACTAATAATCCGCAAACAGTTTATTTCTCAAAGTCTGGTGATTATGAGAATATGGATGCAAATATTGGTGGCACTGTAGCGGATGATGATGCTGTTATTTATACAATCGCATCTAATCAAGTAAACGCAATTAGATTTATGGCTACCAGTAGAACTTTAATTATTGGTACTGCAGGTGGTGAATTTACAGTTAGCGGTGGTGGAGATAATGATGCTGTAACTCCAACAAATATTTTAATTAAAAAACAATCTAACCATGGTGCCGCAAATGTTAATGCTATCTCTGTTGCTAACGCAACTTTATTTTTACAAAGAGCAAAAAGAAAAATTAGAGAACTAGCTTACAACTTTGATGTGGATGGTTATACAGCTCCCGATCTTACTATTCTTGCCGAACACATTACTGAAGGAGGTATTGTTGAAATGGCATATCAAGAAGAGCCACTGGCAATTATTTGGTGTGTTAGAAATGATGGTGAATTAGTTGCATTAACATATCAAAGAGAACAAGAAGTTGTTGCTTGGCATAGGCAAGTTTTTGGCGGAGCATTTGGTACTGGTAAAGCAGTATGTGAATCTGTTGCAGTTATACCAACTGAAGATAGTGAATATGAATTGTACATGATTATAAAAAGAACAATTAATGGTGCAACTAAAAGGTATGTAGAATATTTGAATACATTTGATTTTGATCAAACTGACAATACATCATTTAATTTTTTAGATTCACAATTAAATTATAGTGGTGCAACATCAACATTAAATGGCGACATTTCTAATTCAGCAACTACAGTTACTGTAGCATCTGGAACAGACTTTACATCATCTGGAAAAATAAAAATTGGTGGAGAAATAATTACTTATGCAGGAAAATCTACAAACGATTTAACTGGTTGTACTAGAGGAACAGAAAGCACTACTGCAGTAGCTCACACATCTGGAGATGCTGTTAAGCAAGTTGTTAATTCTTTATCTGGATTAAATCATTTAGAAGGTCAAGAAATTAATATATTGGCTGATGGATCAACACATCCTAATAAAACTGTAGCATCAAATGCTGTTACTTTAGATAGGTTTGCAAATAGTGTTAAGATTGGATTAGGTTATACTTCATTATTAAAAACTATGAGAATAGATGCTGGATCACAAAATGGTACATCACAAGCTAAAACAAAAAGAATATATGAAGTTACCGCAAGATTATATGAAAGTGTTGGTGTTGAAATAGGACCAGACTTAAACAATATGGAAAGAGTACCCTTTAGAACTTCTGCTGATCCTATGGATCAAGGTATTCCACCATTCACAGGTGATAAAGAAGTAGAATTTAGAGGAGACTATGATACAGATGGATTTATGATTGTAAGGCAAACTCAACCTTTACCTTTAACAGTTTTATCACTATACCCAAGGCTAGTAACAAATGATGGATAATACACTACATATAGTACCTTACACAAAGGCTCATGGACAGTTTATATTATCCTGTCAAATGAACCACAAAGTATTAGAAGCAGATAGACACTACATTAATGTAGAAGGTGATGCTAAAAATTTAGAACAAGATCATTTAGCTTTCACTGGTATTGTAAATCATAAACCTATCTTTGCAGCAGGTATGAAAATTATTTGGGGTCAAGTTGCAGAAGGTTGGGTTATAGCATCAAGTGAGATGTGGAAACATCCAATAGGTGTAGCAAAAGCAATCAAAAAAGATTTTGCTAGAGTTGCAAAACAACACAATATAAAAAGAGTTCAATCTGCAATTAGAAAAGATT